GCGCCTCGCTTGGCTGACCTAGATGTTTCCTACATGAAGGCACTAGAGGCTGGCACAGGTGCGGCTGACATTGCTGCTGAGAAAGAAACACTGCGCAACATCACGGACGATGCACGTCTTGCTGCGGCTACTACGCCTGACGAGTTGAAAGCACTCGATCTGGCAACTCTCTTGGGAGAATAACTAATGAGCAAGGCACGGGGATTAGCAGACCTAGGTAACGTCTATGACGATGGTGCCTTGTCTAACCGCAACCTGATTATCAATGGTGCCATGCAGGTGGCGCAGCGTGGGACGAGTGCAACCTATTCAGCCAACACAGGTAGGGGTTATGTTTTGGATCGCTGGTATGGAGAGGGCTACCCTCTTAATGCCACAATATCTCAAGGCACTTTGGCATATGATGGAATTACATACGAGTGCGCTGCTCTTTCTTCGATAACAGGCAATTACTTTTTCTATCAAGCGGTCGAGGATGGAGTTAAGTATAACAAAGGAAAAACGCTTACACTTTCTTTTGTGGCAAGTGGCAGCGGCAATATTCAGTGTCAATATAATGCAGGAACGGTAGGTACAGTTAATATTGGTTCTGCAATTTCACTAACGGGAACACCGACAAAGTACTCAGTTACATTTAGCTTGTCTGGCAGCGCAACGGGTGACGATCTTTTTGTTGGTTTTAATGGGAGCGGTGGTAGCTTTAATGTTAGCCTAGCCCAACTCGAAGTAGGCGACACCGCCACCCCCTTCGAGCATAGGTCGTATTCTGATCAGCTTCAGAGCTGCATGAGGTATTATTATCGTCTGTATAAAACACAAGCATACCAAAATATAGGAAATGCCTCGATGTTTGACGCAAACAATGTATATGTAACCTACCAGTGGCCTGTAGTTATGCGGGCAAACCCTTCTGTTTCCCTTTCTTCTGCGTCAGACTTCAATGTAACTGGAAATGGCTCTGATCTAGGAGCCACAGGTTATTCGGTTGGCCACGCTTCTCCGTTCAATGCTCAAATTAACCTCATCAGGTTTGGCCTAACAAACGGATATGCGTACTGGGTCAGAATGGCAGGTGGTGGCGAGGACATTTCGAAATTCCTGCAAGCAGATGCGGAGCTATAATCATGGATAATATGGCAATCACAGCCGCACAACATGTCACTGACATGCTTTCAGGCAACAACACCTCCATCAAGGCCACCATCGACGGGCAGGAGTTGTTCGTCCCCCTAGACACAGCCAATCGTCACTACGCAGAAATCATGCGGCAGGTCGAGGCTGGAACGCTAACCATCTTGGATGCTGACTAAACCTTATGGCAACCATTGACCAGATCAGACAGGCAGCTGAGACTGACTTGGTGACCTTCATCAAGTTGGTTGCCCCTGAGCAGGTCTTAGGACAGTGTCATGAGGATGTGTGTAACTGGTGGACTAGGCCTGACCACAAGAGCCACCAGCTACTCCTCTTCCCACGGGACCACGGTAAGTCAAGATTGATTGCCTATCGTGTAGCTTGGGAGTTGACAAAGAATCCTACACTTCGTATACTATACATATCTGCTACAGCTAACTTAGCTGAGAAACAACTAGGCTTCATCAAAGGTATCTTAACCTCTGAGACGTATAGTCGTTACTGGCCTGACCATGTTCATGCAGATGATGGTAAACGTACACGGTGGACTAACTCAGAGATTATGTTGGACCACCCAGCACGTAAGAAAGAGAATGTAAGAGACCCTTCAGTATTCACTGGTGGCTTGACTACTTCCCTAACTGGTATGCACTGTGACATTGCAGTCCTAGATGATATTGTAGTATATGAGAATGCTTACACAGGTGAAGGTCGTAACAAGGTTAAGTCTCAGTACTCACTGTTGTCATCTATTGAGGGTGCTGATGCTAAGGAGTGGGTTGTAGGTACACGTTACCACCCAGCTGACTTGTACAACGATCTACTGCAAATGTCAGAAGACTTGTATGATGAAGATGGTAATAAGACTGGTGAAGACAATATCTACGAAGTCTTTGAACGTCCTGTAGAGGACCGAGGAGACGGTACAGGCCAGATGCTTTGGCCACGTAGTCAACGTAAAGATGGTAAGTGGTTTGGTTTTGACATCCGTGTACTATCTAAGAAACGAGGACAGTACCTAGACAAGGGTCAGTTCCGAGCACAGTACTACAACGACCCTAGTGACCCAGACAACGTACCAGTATCCTCTGACAAGTTCCAGTACTTCGAACAGAAGCACATGCGTCAGGATAACGGTTACTGGTTCTACAAGGACCGCAGGATCAACGTCTTCGCAGCTGTTGACTTTGCGTTTAGTTTGAACAAGAAGGCTGACTACACAGCTATTGTAGTAGTTGGTATCGACCACGAGAATAACATCTACGTCTTAGACATTGATAGGTTTAGGACTGACCGTATCTCAGAGTACTTCGAACACATCATGCACCTCTCTAACAAGTGGTCATTCCGTAAGATGAGGGCTGAGACTACAGTAGCTCAGATGGCTATCGTTAAGCAGTTGAAAGAGTTAATCAAGCAACACGGCCTCTCCATCAGTATTGAAGAGTTCCGTCCTAACAAGTCTCAAGGTAACAAGCAGGAACGTATCTCGTCTGTCCTTGAGCCTAGGTATGACAACCTTAGTATCTGGCACTACCGTGGTGGTAATACCCAAATCCTAGAGGAAGAACTATCCTCACGGAACCCACCACACGATGACGTGATTGATGCTTTAGCTTCTGTAGTAGACATGGCAGTCAAACCTGCCCGTACTATTAGAAGACAGAAGAGTAGCAACATTGTGTGGGCTAACAATAAATTCAGAGGTGCTGGTTAATGGCTGGTCAAACAATCGAACTTGAAAATGTAATTGATGTAGACCACATGGCTACACAGATTGCTTCTCGTTGGCAGGAGTGGACTAGCCTACGTCAGAACAAGGTAGAAGAATGGAAAGAACTCCGTAACTACCTCTATGCCACTGACACACGTACAACCAAGAATGCTATGTTGCCTTGGTCTAACAGCACTACTACACCCAAGCTTACACAGATCATGGACAACCTCCATGCTAACTACTTTGCTACTCTGTTCCCACAGAAGCGTTGGTTTAAGTTTGAAGCTAACTCCCGTGATGCTAACGTCAAGTACAAACGTGACACAGTACAAGCGTACATGGAGAACAAGGTTGCAGCCTCAGACTTTGAGAACACAGCTTCAGACCTTCTGTACGACTACATCCAGTACGGTAACTGTTTTGCCACTGTGTCTTGGGAGGAGGGCTACCGCACTAAGAAGGACGATAGTCTTGTAGTCAACTACATCGGCCCACGTGCTGTACGTGTCTCACCCTTCGACATCGCCTTCAACCCTACAGCTTCATCCTTTGAGAAGTCCCCTAAGATCATCCGTTCAGTTAAGACCTTGGGTGAGATTAGTAAGATGGTACAGGATGACCCAAGCAAGGGTTACCTCAAAGAAGTATTCGGTAAGATGTTGTCTGCCCGTGCAGCCATTCGTGGCTCAGATGCACAGCACAAGGCTGACGGCTACATCGCAGATGGTTTCTCCTCTATTGAGGAATACTACGGCTCAGACTACGTAGAGATTCTTACCTTCTACGGTGACTACTTCGATGAGACTGAAGGTAAGCTTTACGAAGACCGTATCATTACTATTGTAGACCGTGCCTACGTCATGGCTAACGAAGAGAACCCTAGCTATCTAGGCCATGCTTCTATCTTCCATGCTGGCTGGCGTCCACGCCCTGACAACCTCTATGCTATGGGACCTCTAGATAACTTGGTTGGTATGCAGTACCGTATCGACCACCTAGAGAACCTCAAGGCTGATGTGTTCGACCAGATCGCCTACCCAATCCTTAAGGTACGTGGTGATGTAGAAGACTTTGACTTCTCCCCAGCTGAACGTATATACTTGGGTGAGGAGGGTGACGTAGGTTACCTAGCCCCAGATACTACAGCCCTCAATGCTGACTTCCAAATCCAGACCCTAGAGAACAAGATGGAAGAGATGGCAGGGGCACCACGTCAAGCTATGGGTATCCGTACTGCAGGTGAGAAGACAGCCTTTGAAGTACAGTCCCTACAGAATGCAGCCTCACGTATCTTCGAACACAAGACTGCTCACTTTGAACGTGTGTTCCTTGAGCCTCTGCTCAATGCCATGTACGAAGTATCTGTACGTAAGATGAACATTGCTGATGTTATCCGTGTGTTTGACTCAGCTACTAATGCCAATATCTTCCGTTCAGTTACCAAGGATGACATTACAGCAACAGGTAAGATTGTTCCTGTAGGTGCTCGTCACTTTGCTGAACGTGCTCGTCGTGTACAAAGCCTGACACAACTCTACCAGATCAAACTATCTGATCCTACTGTAGCAGCACACATGTCAGGTAAAGAGTTTGCTCGTATCTTGGCTGAGGAGTTGGGTGAGCCTACACTCTTCTCAGAGAACATCTCAGTGCAGGAACAGCTAGAGACACAACAACAAGTACAAGAAGCTGAAATGGAGAACCAAGAGCTTCTAGCCCAGCAGCAAGAGTTAGGACTGTAGACTATGAAGTCATACTGGTTCAAAGAATGTAAGACGAAAGAGGACAAGGAGAAGGTACGTCAGACTATCCTGAGTAACCGCCAGAGCCTCGACCGTCTCAAAGAAATCCTAGAGCCGATGCTCAAGGAGACTGCCCCCACAACGGACTACGATAGTCCCTCGTGGGCCTACAAACAGGCTGATCGTATCGGCTATAACCGAGCACTAACCTCAGTGCTTGATATTATAAATCTAGACAAGGAATAACTAAATGGTATTTACTGACGGGGCTGCAACCACACAGACCGAGCAGACAGAGGTTCAAGGACAAGAAACCCCACCACAGGAATCTTATCTCAAGAAACTCGTAGAGGCAAAGGGAGAGAACTGGAACGATCCTGAGACTCTTGCTAAAGGTAAACTCGAAGCAGATGGGTACATCAAGACTCTAGAAGAGCAACTGACCCAGATGCGAGAGGATATGAAGAAGCAAGATTATCAAGCCCAGCTTCTTGAACAACTTCAGAATAAGGCCACTGAACCAGCCGCAGTGAACAACGAAGTGCCCACCAACAATAATAACGGCGACATTGACACACAGAACACCACTGGGGTTGTTAATGAGGATGACTTGAAGAGCCTTGTTGAAAAGACACTGACCCAACGAGACAAGGATGCTGTAGTTAAACAGAACCTTAGTCAAGTGGATCAAGAGTTGGAAGGCAGTTACGGCACAGAAGCCACAGCTGTAGTCCAGAAGAAAGCTGAAGAGCTTGGTGTGTCGATGGATCGTTTACGTGAGATCGCCTCTGAGTCCCCTAACGCCTTCTTCACTCTTATCGGTGAACCACAGAAAACCTTTAATCCGATGGTACAAGGGTCTGTACGAACCGAAGGTGTCAACATGCAAGCCTCGACACAACGTGACTGGTCATACTACCAGAAGCTTCGTCGGGAAAACCCACATGAGTATTACAGTCCAAAGCTTCAACAACAGCTTATCGCAGATAAGATGAAGCTTGGCGACAAGTTTGGTAATACTTAATATCTCTCTCTAAGAAAGGACTGGCACAATGGCTGGTATGATTTCCTCCAACACAGACATGCAACGTCTGATTCGTTCAGAGGTTTACTCCTCAGAACTGAAAGACATCCTCCGTGATGAAATGCAAGCACAGCGTTATGTACGTATGCTTGATGGATTCCCAGATGGTGACACATTCACAATCCCAACAATCGGTGAGACAACTGTTTCCGACTACACAGAAGATGCAGCAGTATCTTATGTTCCTATGGACACAGCTGAGTTCTCATTCACAATCGACAAGTACCTCCAGTCAGGCACATACCTGACCAAGAAGGCTGCACAAGACTCGTTCTATAGTGCACAGCTTGAAGCACGTTTTGTTCCTGAGCAGACTCGTGCAATCATGGAGCACTTCGAAGCTACAACTTTTGCTTCACCTGAAGTAGGTGTCACAGCCAACTCAGCAGAAGCACAGAACGGTATTGCTCACCGTGTAGCTGGTGGTAACGCTGGTCGTGTTGAACTGGAAGACTTCGCATATGCACGTTACGCATTGAAGAAAGCCAAAGTTCCAGATACGAACATGGTTGCTATTGTTGACCCATCCATTGAGTTCCAATTGAACACACTGACCAACTTGGTTAACGTGTCTAACAACCCAATGTGGGAAGGTGTAGTTCGTGACGGTGTTGCGACTGGTATGCGTTTCGTAGCTAACGTCTACGGCTTCGATGTATACACATCTAACTACCTGAAGACTACTGTTGCAGACTCAGCCCTGAACGAGCGTGACGGTTCAACCGCACAGGACTTCTCTTCAAACAACGGTGTTGCTAACTTGTTCTTCTCAGCTGATGCGGGTGCTAACCCATTCGTTGGTGCATGGCGTCAAATGCCTGAGGTTGACTATGAGTACAACAAAGACAACCAACGTCACGAGTATGTAACTACTGCTCGTTACGGTGTCAAGAAGTACCGTCCAGAAGGTATCGTTACTATCGTATCGAACCCAGACGTATAAGACTAATGGTTGGGGGCTTCGGCCCCCTTCCTACTCCCATCTTGTAAGGAACTTCCTATGGCTAACGTAAACCACTCAACACTAACAGACCCATACCTCCACGAGCCTAAGGGTGTAGCAGCCGCCGCTTCTGGTTCTGTATACGTATCGGATGGTGCAGGTTCTGGTGATTGGGAAGACCATCGTAGATCAGTGTTTACTCTTCACTTCAAAGACATTTCAAGTGCTGAGGACTTGTATATCCCTGTTCCTTTTGGAGGTACTGTTAGTCGATTAACATCAGTCCTTGAGGGGGCTATTTCTGGGTCTGACCTTGTCATTACTGTTAAGGACTCAGCAGATGCAAGCATGGGAACTATCACAGTTACTCAATCGGGTTCCGCTGCTGGTGACATAGATTTCTTAAACCCTTCGTCCAATAATACTATAACAGACAATGACTACATCCTTCTTCAAACAAATGGTGGTCCTACAAGCCACGTAGACTGTATGGTATCCGTTGTAGTGGAGCATGTGTAATGAAGACTACACTCCTACAGATCGTACAGTCTATCCTTAGTGATATGGACTCAGAAGACGTTAACAGCATTAGTGACACCATTGAGGCTCAGCAGATCGCATCTGTAGTAGAAGACACATACTACAACATCATTGCAGCCCGTGAGATTCCTGAGCACAACAAGCTTATGTCACTTACAGCCATGGCTAACTCAGCTAAACCTACTCACTTCAAGTATCCTACTAACACCAAGAAAGTAGAACGTGTAGAGTATAACGTAGGCACAGTAGCAGACAAAGAGTTTCGTGTTATTGACTTCGTAGACCCTGTTAAGTTCTTGGACAACATGGACGAGGAAGCTCTTCTGGTTGAGACCTTCGATGGTAGCCTTGACATCTTCGTCTCTAACGACAGACCACCTAGCTACTATACTTCTTTTGATGATGAGTATATCATTATGGATAGCTACGATGCATCTGTTGACTCAACACTACAGGCATCCAAGGTTCGTGCCATGGGTTCCTCCTACCCTACCTTCTCACAGATAGACTCCTTCCAACCTGACCTAGACAACACACTTATGCCTTACCTCTTGGCTGAGTCTAAGTCAGCTTGTTTCTCTTTATTCAAAGGTGGTCCTGATCCCAAGGTAGAGCAAGCTGCACGGCGTCTTAAGTCTTTCCAACAGAATGACATGCACAAGACTGCACGAGCTAACAAGAAACCAAACTACGGACGGACTTAATGCTAGAATTTACTCATGACACTGAAAACCAACGGTGTGTATGTAAGACTGACAAGCTGACCACCAACATTATCATTGAGAAAGAGGTAGGTGGGTACAGGTTCTTTGTTATCAAGTTTGAGAAAGGGCCGATACCTCAAGAGTTAAGTGGTCGATACACGAGTATCTCTAAGGCTCAAGCTGGTGTCGAGAAGTATCTAAGAAACAAACCTCAGTCTGTCTCTGCTCGACGTAAAGAGTTTGGAGAAGACTACGAGAAACGTAAGAAAGCTAAAGATGCCGCAAAGTCTGAATCAAAAAGCAGTAAATAACTTTATCAGAGGCTTGATTACTGAAGCAGGGGAGATGACTTTCCCTGATGGAGCCTCAGTAGATGAACGTAACTGTGACCTTCGTCGTGATGGTTCTCGTCGCCGTAGGCTTGGTGTAGCTACTGAAGAGGGTAACGTACTTTCTTCTTTTACTATCTCAGATTCAGAGATTGTTGCTACGGGTGATTGGGTTAACGTAGCAGGTAATGCTGATCTAGAGTTCCTTGTAGTACAGAAGGGTTCTACCCTTTACTTCTACAACAAAGCTGACCTACCTTACTCAAACCAGATCATCGGTGATTCAGTAAACCTAGCTTCCTTTGAGCACTCAGGCTCTGCAGGTGCTGAGACAGTTAAGTGTCAGTTCACTTCTATCAAAGGTAATCTTGTTGTATCCTCACCAGCTATTGAAGCTATTGCTATTCAGTACAACACTTCCACTCAGACCTTTAGTGAGACACAGATTGACTTTCGTGTCCGTGACTTTGAGTGGCAGGGTGATACTACAACCTACTACAATGATGACAGCACCCCCTCTAACAACCGTAAGTACGATGCTAAGAATGCTGGCTGGGCTGCTGGTAATGGGGCACCTACTGACCTAACTAAACGCCTCACTCACCCTTGGTACTCAGGTAAAGATGCAGACGGTGACTATGATGCTGCTGAGTTTAATAGGATTTATAGTGGTACTACCCTCACAGGTAACGGCCACTTTATCTTAGACTTCTTCACTAAGAACCGTGCAAGTGTATCAGGTATCTCAGGTCTATCTAAACCTACAGACCCAGAGACTAACCGCTTCCGTTGTGTAGAAGCTTTCTCTGGTCGTGTGTTCTATGCTGGTTTGGAGAGTTCAGCTAACGCAGGTTCTATCTTGTTCTCAGGTCTTATTGAGACTGTAGACGATCTAGGTATCTGCCATCAGGTTAACGACCCCACTGCTGAATTTCTAAGTGACCTGTTGGATACTGATGGTGGTGTCATTAAGATTCCTGATGCAGTTAAGATTCAGAAACTGTACGCCTTCCAATCATCTCTGTTTGTCTTTGCTGACAACGGCGTGTGGCAGATCACAGGTGTAGATGGTGTCTTTACTGCCTCCTCTTACTCCGTCAACCGTGTGTCTCGTGTTGGTCTTCTACAGCCTGAGACCTTTGTGTCAGCTGATGGTGTTCCTTTCTGGTGGTCACGCTTTGGTATCCACACACTTCAGTCAGACCCAGTGTCAGGTCAAGGTCAAGAACAGAACCTGACCATCAATACAGTTCAAACCTTCTGGGACTCTATTGACTCCGATGCTAAACTTAAAGTTACAGCTTCCTTTGACGGTATAAACAAACGTATATACTGGGCCTACCCAGATGACAACGAAACTGTAGAAGCCAAGCTTAACAACTTCCTTATCTTGGACATCCCCTTACAGGCCTTCTACCCTTGGCGTATTGAAGATGAGACCAGTAACACATCAAGTGTTGTAGGCTTAGCCTTCTATTCAGGCTACGGAGCTAAGTCACTTGAGTTAGACGTGAGGGCTAACAATGGTGTTGACGATGTTGTCACATCTGCAGGTGATGACGTAGTATCTGAGCAGGTGTCAAACTTCAACACAGGTGACCCAGCCCTTGTGCTTCTTATCCGTGATGGAGCTACAAACAAACTCACTATGGGTTCGTTCTCTAGTGTTAGCTTCCTAGACTGGGGTAGTGTTAACTACGTGTCCTTTGCTGAGACAGGCTATGACTTCATCGGTGATGCTATCCTTAAGAAGTCAGCACCCTACTTAGTCACATACTGCCGACTAACTGAGACTGGCTTTACAGGTAACGAGATTGATGGTTACGAAGCTGTACGTCCATCAGGTGTTACAGTATCTAGTGCATGGGACTTTAGGGATACCTTCTCTGCTGGTCAACAGCTATATAGAAAGAAGTTCCCTGTTGTAGTTGACCCAACTAATCTAAACGAGTATAATTACCCTGAGGATGTTATCACATCACGTGTTAAGGTACGAGGGACTGGACGTTCTATGCGTCTACGTTACCAAAGTGAACAAGGTAAAGACTTCCAGCTAATCGGCTGGGGTATGATTCAAGGCCGCAACCCAAGGTTCTAGATGAAAGCTTCTACAAGACTCAAAGGTATCCGAGGTTCCAACTTTGAGGTAGACCTAGAATACAATGACGAGTTAATCTTTATCCACCTACCTCACATAGATAAACTAACTAAGGCCACTCTAACTGAGTGGAGAACCCTACTAGAGGACTGGGTGCCTTTCTTCAAGACAATGGGTTATGAAACCCTGTTTGCTGCAGTTCCTCAGGGAAGCAGAATAGAAAGAGTACTACCCCTAATAGGTTTTGAATTTTTATCGAATGCAGATAGTTATGCTATTTACGCAGTAAAGGAGAATTAATATGCCACAGGTAGGTGCATTTATCGTAGCTAACGCAACAGCTATTGCTGCAACCGCAGCTGTAGCAGGTACAGCAGCTTCTATCAGTTCTAGTAGGAAAGCTCAAAAAGCTGGTGAACGTGCGGCAGCTGCCCAACGTCAGCAGCAGCAAGTTCAAGCTACTCGTTCTCGCCGTTCAGCATTCCGTGAGGCTCAGCTTAAACGTGCTCAAGCTCAGGCTCGTAGTGAAGCTCTAGGTGCCGCACAAGGTTCAGGTGTAGCTGGTGGTCAAGCTAGTTTGCAGTCACAGCTTGGTTCAGGTCTAGGTTATGCAGGTCAGCAAACGGCACTATCAGGTCTAGTTTCTCAGGCGGGTATCCAACAGCAAGCTGCTCTTACTAATGCTCAAGCGTTTGGCTCTATTGCAGGTCTTAGTATGCAAGCATTGCCTTTGACACTAAAACCCTAAAGGAAGCTTCTTAATGGCCACGGTACTAGGTGACAAAACAACTGAAGCTCAGATTCTAGGTGACGATCAAGTAGTCCCTACACCTGAGACTGAAGACCCTACCTCTGCTTCAACTGAACGCAGGGATACAGCTGTTCTTGGTGCCACAGGCAAACTACCAGAAGAGTTAGAGAACATTAAGGCTGAGGTTACAGCCGCAGTCCAGAACACACTAGCTACACAGGTTAGCTCACTGACTGATACTTACTCTGATGTAGAAGAGTCAGCTGAGGACCTACAGGATCAGGCTGACAAAGGCTCAGACCTTATCAGTGTAGCAGACTACTTCGACAACTCTTTCCATGCTATGGATAACCCTACTCTGTCCAAGGCCCAGAACTTGGCAGCTATGAAGTACCAGCTGACAGTCGAGAAGCTTACAGATGCTATTGAATCTCGTACTGCTGAGACTAACGCAGGTTCAGTGATCAACTGGGTTGACCGTTACATGATTCGTCAGTTCCCTATCGGGGCCTTCGAAGACCTGACAATGAAACGTAAGACTGTCTCTGAGGAGTTCTCTCGTGCCATTGCAGGGGACATGTCAGTAGAAGAGTACAACACCTTCCTTGACACACGTCTCGAAGAGTATCTGGAACAGGGTGTGTTGTTTGCTGAGAACCCTATGGCTGTTCAGGACTTGCTGTCAACCATTGAGAAGTTTGGTAACAGTGACACAGCAGTAGCTGAGGCTATGCTTGGTGCTGTAGACTTGTTCCCTATTGCATCTGCTACAGTGGGTGTGACAGCTAAGGCAGCTAGGGGTGTTAGTCGTACAGTTAAGATTAACAAGGTAGCCAAGACACTCAACAACATAGCTAAGTCACCTACAGCCTCCACTCGTGCTGGTGCTCTCAATGGCCCTGAGGCTGCTACAAAAGTAGCTGAGAACATTGCTAGTCGTTCAGATGACGTAGAGAACTTGGCTAGTATGGGGCCACGTTTGACTGACCCAATTGGTGATAAGGCTCCTGTACGTCCACTAGGTGAGGCTGCAGCACGTAACCAGACTGCACAACAAGTAACCAAAGAAGCTTACGAGTACGTTAACTCAGCCCTTGGGGGTATCTTTGATGTAGATGCTCTTAACACTTACATTGCTACACGTGTTTCTGCTCTCAACTCAACACTAAACCGTGGGGTTATGGACGTTGCACTGGACCAGAATACTGGTACGTTGTCTGTAGTCATGGGTCACCCTAAGACAGGTAAGGCTATCACTCGTGAAGCAGCTGAGAAGTATGCTGAGGACCTACCTGAGGCCCGTGTAGTAGCTATTGACGAGAGTAAGGGTGCCTACGGTATTGAGGTCAGTGAAGTCATCGACATGGATGGCTTTGTTAAGGCAGAGAACTACTCAAACATTCTTGAGGTAGAGGGTCTAGCTAGCAAGCTGACTAACAAGCTCTTTGGCCGTAACCCATTCAGTGGTTTCCACCTTAAGGACAACGAGAATGCCACTAACCTAGCATACCGTGCTGAGTCAGGTGCTGTACGTCTAGGTCAAATCCAGAAGCCTATGCTAGACAAGATCAAGAAGTTATCTGGTCGCCAGATTGATGACGTAGGCTCTATCATTGAACGACTACAATCTAAAGACCTAGCCTCTAAACGTAACTGGTTTACTGAGGATGAGTTTATTGACATGTGGAAGGCAGACCACAAAGGTGCTGAGCCTTCAGCTAAAGTCCTTGAGGGTTACAAGGCCCTCGTAGACCTAGCCGACCACACCTACACCCTCCGTGCTACCTCTATGGTTCGTCGTATGCACTCTGAGGGTTATCGTCGTATCTCTATCAATGTAGGCGGTGAGACTCGTTACACAGCTGGTAAGAAGGTAGACAAACTTCCAGAGAATGTAAGTCAGTTTATTGATGCCAAGACTGGGGTACGTTTCTACAAGTCTGAGTATGATGGCCCTATGGCTAACGTCTTCAAGATTGATATGGAGATTGATGGTGTTGAGTATGTAGTAGACACAGACGTTGTACGTCCACTAGAGCCTAGTGATGCTCTGGGCTACAATGCTGGTGGCCCTCGTATCAACCCTGAGGCTACAGACTTTGTAGTATTGTTGGATGAGGCAGGTAAACCTCTCAAGGTAGCTCTGTCAGCTAGCTCAACTAAGTCAGCTGGACTTGCAGCTAAGCAGATGGATACCCTCTACAAGGCAAGCAAGGCTGGTGCACTCACTGATGACCTTGTTAAAGCTAACAACAAGTGGAACCCATCTCTTACTACTGTAGCTCAGTTCGATGAGTTCGTACAAGAGATTGGTTTGGACTTGTCAGCTGATGGTCTGCAGTTCTCCACTAAGGTACGTGACGAACAGGTATTCACAGGTGCCAATGCTGACGTATTCGTACCTAATGCTTCTCTTGATGAGTTTGCAATGTACACTAATCGTCGTAACGACACACCTCTCATGCACTTTGGTGGTCGGTCTACAGTCAATGACAACCCAATCAATGGTATCCTTAACCAAGCTAACACTGAGGCCCGTAAGCTAGCCTTCTCTAGATACAACCAAGCTGTAGAAGTTTCGTTGGGTAAGAAGGTTAAGCAGTTGGTTGACCCAGATAGTTCTAGTGTAGACTATCGTAAGTACTACCGCAACATGGAGTCCCTCCTACCTCAGGGGTCTAGCAATGCTGTAGTCAACACACTCCTAGAACGTAAACGTATCACTGAGCTACGTAACGGTGCAGATGGTTGGGGTGACCGTTGGGCTACACGGATGATGCAAGACCTGTCTAACGTCATCTATGACACCATCGGTGTTAAGTTCAACATGGGTAACCCTGCTCACGCAGTCAACAACTTCGGGTTTAAGTCTACCTTCTTCGGTGATCCATTCCAGATGCTGTTGCAATCAGCCCACTCAGCTAACATCGTAGCTATGGCTGGTTTAGACGATGGTCTGCAAGGCATGAACATGGGTCGTATCCTGCTTAACTCTCTTGAGTTGGATGGTAAAGAACTAGACATCGTTATGGAACGTCTAGGTAAGCTTAACGGCTACAGCAAAGATGAAATGGTTGAGATTCGCCAGTTGTTTATCGACATGGCTCGTTACGAAGTTGACCCAACTAATTATGTAGACGGCTTCCAAAGCCCCTCTAACTCTGTTTCCCGTATGCGCCGCCCAGCAGCACGTGCAGCTAGCAACACAGTAGGTAAGGCATGGGAGAAAACTACCAGTGCTGGCCTCTACTTCTTTAACAAGGGTGAGCAAATCTCTCGTGTGTCTGGCTTCGGTGCAGCTGTACGTAAATGGAAAGCCCAGAACAGTGGTAAGTCTATCTTGTCTGAGGAAGGCCGTACTTGGGTCTCCAACAAGGAACAGGCCTACACACTACAGATGACCAACATGAGCCGTGGTATGGCACAGCAAGGTCTTCTACGTGTGCCTACACAGTTCTACAGCTACATGCTACGTTCATTTGAGGCTGTGTTCATTGGCAAGAACTTGACTGCAGCTGAACGTATGAAGTTGGCTGTTATGATTGGTCCCTTCTGGGGTCTCACAGGTGTAGGCTTCACAAAGGCTGCTTCTCCTGCAGCTGAGGCACTTAACAGCTACCTTCCTGAGGACTTCCAGATTGAGGCTGGTTCAGATGCATACCGTCTAATCAAGAATGGTCCTGTAGATGCCCTGTTTGCTTGGGCTGGGGACACACTGGTTGGTGATGCAGCCCCTGAAGTATCAGCTGCGAGTCGTTTGTCTCTTGGTGATGGTGTAGTAGACACACTACGTAACTACCGTGATGCAACTGTACTTGAGATTGCAGGTGGTGCTGGTGGTGGTAAGGCTGGTGGGGCACTGGTTGACTTTGCCCAGACACTAGGTGCCATTAAACGTGGTGACGAAATCCTTATCAAAGAGAAGTCTATGGAACTATTCCGTAGCTTCAAGTTTGTAGACAACATTGCCAAGGCTTACGGCATCTACCACCACAATGTCTATGCATCCCGTACAGGTAATGAGGTAGATGCTAAGTTTAACAACCTTGATGCTTTGTTTGCTTTGGCTGGTATCCCACTAGAGGAAGTACAACAAGTCTACGACTCCAAAGATATTATCTACAACTCCAACAAAGTCTACCGTCAATACTCCAAAGAGATTGATAACCGTATCAATTCCTTCTGGCGGTCAGTCAACGACAGGGATACTGAAGCAGCTAACGAGCACATGGAGAGTATCAACTTATCCATCAGCCGTTTCACTGGTCTCACCCCTGAACAACGTGGTAAGCTACGTGAGCAGGTCCTCCGTGGCTTCTCTGAGACTACAACATTTGAACGTGTAGAGCAACTAAGACGTATGGGTCGAGACTATGAAGCCGACCAACTTCTTGAGACAACTAGGTAGGAAAACATGTCAATCTTCAATCCCCAACTAGAGACACAAATCCAGCCTGAACAGGCCATCCGTGCTCCTGAACAGTATAGCCCACTAGCTGCCATTGCTGAGGCTGGTAGTAAGTTCCTACGAGCTACAGCCAAAGAAGCCCCCAGCGCCACAAGCATCAAACAAGCTAACACTGCAGCTGTTTCTCGTGCACTAGACGAGGCTGCTCAGCTTAAAGAACAAGGTAAACCCTTCAAGACTGCGGCTCAACGGGCTGTCATGACCTACCTAAACTCAGGTGCTGGTGATCTACCCGATGACCTTAAGACTGTGTATCAGGGTGTAGTAGGTGAACCTTTCGAGGCTATCGGCTATCAAGATGAAGCTGAGTATGAACAAGCTCAGGTTCTAAACAGTGAAACTGGTATTGCTCTTGCAACTTCTGTACGAGCAAGCAATCCTAACCTAGCTCCTGAGGAAGTAGATGAACTAGTCTTCCAACAGCTTAATGAGATTGCACTAAACAACCAGTCTGTAGCTCTACAACAGTCTCGTGTAGCAGCTGGTAAGCCTATCGAAGCTACCCCTATTGTACAGGCTATTCAGTCTGACTTCCAACTTCTTGCAGGTCAGGTTGAACTTATCCGTTCTGATGGTATCATAACTAAAGGTGAGTACGACAATGCTGTAGCCCAGACCCGTGCTCTCATTGCATCTAAGTATGCAGCCTTTGGTGAGAACAAACAGGTCAAAGCTGTACAGGATCAGATGTTTGGTTTGCTTACTGATGTCGGTAAGGGTGTATCCCAAGATCAACTTGACGTACAGCTTGATGCTGTGCAGGTAGCTCTCCAGAAAGCTAACTTAAACCCTGCAACTATCGCAACTGTACGTGCTCTGGTTAAGACTAACCCTGAGAAGTTCTCTGAGATTCTTAATACTCAACTAGGTGAGCAGGGTGAGAGTTTTGTTGACGCCTTGGATAGCATTTGGGATGCTCCTACACCTGAGATGGAGTTGAATAACTTCTTTGGTATTGACACACGTCCTGATACTACAGGCAATGCAGGTGGTGACAACCCATCCCTGATGAACATCCCTTCAGTTAGTCAAGACCCTGCAGCTTATGAGGCTGTAGTAGCTAACTTCTCTGATGTCACAGGTTCAGCTAACCCTACTACAATCATCCAGTCTGAGACTACACGTAACTCATGGCTCAAGACAATGAATGTCACAGCTAGTGCTGTAGCTTCACAGAGTGACGAGTATATCCTAGGTGAGAAACTACTCAGCAAGTTTGCAAGCAATGGTGTAGTAAACAATCTTGATGCAGTCTACCGTACTGACCCTCTTAATGCAGCACAGACTAACGATGCCTTGCAACAGGCCTTGGCAGCTGAACGTATTCGTAACGACAACGAACTTAACCAACGCCTTAACAGTGGTGATGCTGCTTACTTCCGTATGTCAGAGAGTGGTGAGCTAGTTCTTAACTCTGAGACTATGCGTAGTAAGATTATGCAAGCCTATGAGGGTGGTAACACATCTATCCGTGATCGTCGCCTTGCTGATCAGAAACTGTTTGAGGAGGATGTAGCAGCTGTTGGCGGCCTAGAGAAACTCATGGCCTTACCTGAGGCTCGACGTAATGAAATCCTGCAGGGTAGCCCAATCCCTAACTTGATTGATGAACGGTTTTCTAGTACACTTAAGCTCGTAAAGAACATGAAGCTTATTGACACTAAGCTTGGTAGCCTGACTGCTCTTGAGAGCAAGTATGACTCAGCTACTACAATGTTCAGGGGTGCTCAAGAGTCGGGTGACACTACTACAACACCTACTGCAGCCCCAGAGAACATTACCTACCGACTACCAGCTGATGTACAAGAGGACGGTGCTTTCCTTAACGAAGTAAACCGTGTAGCAGAAGACATTGGCTTGACTGCTGATGCACTTCTAGCTGTCATGGACTTCGAGACCGCAGGTTCTTTTGCACCTGACCAACGTGCTCTAAATAAGGATGGTAAGCCTATTAGCTCAGCAACAGGTTTGATCCAGTTCCTAGAGAGAACAGCAAAGAGCCTTGGTACTTCCACAAAAGCATTGTCTAGCATGTCTCGTGTTGAGCAGATGGAGTACGTAGAGAAGTATCTAGCCCCCTACAAAGATAGAATCAATAACGTAGGTGACCTTTACATGGCTGTACACTGGCCTAGAGGTATCGGTAAAGATGATAACTACGTGATGTATCGTAAAGACTCTGACGATGGAGAGCAGAGAAAAGCATACAAAGCCAACAGTAGTCTAGATGTAGACAACAACGGGACAGTCACAAGGGGTGAGACACTTGCCCGTCTTCGTTCAGTAACTGGTAACAAGTACCAGATCACAGAAACGGAACTACCTCCTGCAGGAGCTATGGATACAGACGAACTTGTCAGTGTAGCAGAACAGGCAATCCAAGGTTCTGTTAGACCTCAGGCCCGTGTTGAGCTACCTACTGTAGCTACTCAAGATTTCTTCAACGACAGTATTAAGTCTAAGATAGAATCTACGGGTCTCGACCCCAACACTACTCTATTCTTTGCTACACAAGCTGATGCTGAAGAAGCTCTACAACAGGGTCGAATCAAGAGTGGCGATAGAGTTGTGATAGGTACTTCTGTAGTAGAGGTAGAGTGATATGGGTTTCAAGACAGTCCTAGAACTAGCCGATAGCCCACCTACAGCTAAGGCATCCTTTAAGAGTGTAGTAGACTTTGCAGAGGATGTTACAGCTGCTGGTTCACAGGCCGTTAGACAAGCATCAGCTGTTGCAGAGGGTGCTGTGAACGACTTCTCAGGTACAGTCAGTGACGTAGTAGGTCAAGTATCTCAAGCATTACCTGCTGTTTCTGAGGCTGTGTCAGACACAGTGTCTTCTCTCCCTAACCCTCTTGAAGTTATAGGAGATGTGTCACAAGCAGCTGGTAAAGGATTGATGGCACTCAAGTCTACACCTATTGCCATGATGTTGGATGACATCTTTGTCCCTT